GGTAAGTTCAAACCGCGCCATTTATCTAGCGCCAGACGCCAAACCGCCTAAACCGTTGCGCCGCAAGGGATCTCAGCACAGCTACGGCAGGCGGTTTACCAAGGGTTTAGCATTGGTTTAGTGATTAAACTACCCGTGCTAGTCAGCTTTGCTGAGTTTGCGATCTTGAAGGGCTGCACCAAAGGTGCGGTTACCCACGCAAGCAAAAGCCGCATCGCTGCTGCCATCGTTGACAAGGACGGCCAGCGGTGGCTCGACCGCGACCTGGCGCTGGAACTGTGGAACAAGAACACCAGGGCCACGGCCAATAGCAAGGTGTCACCACCGGCGGATCCAACACCACGCGAGCTGAAGCGCCGCGTTGAAGCGCTGCCAGATGATGAGATCCCGGATCTGAATGAAAGCCGCGCACGGCGTGAGCACTACCAGGCCGAGCTGGCCAAGCTGCAGGTGAGCCAGCAACGCCGCGAACTCATCAGCGCCGATGAGGTGAAGAAAGAGGCGTTCGCGCTGGGGCGCAGCATCCGCGAAGCACTGGCCAACCTGGCGGACCGCCTGAGCCACCAGCTGGCTGGCGAGACGGATCCGGTGGTGATCCATGAACTGCTCAGCCAGGAGCACCGGGCGGCATTGTCGGAACTGAGCGAATGAACGCATACCGCGGCGGATTCCTTGATGGCCTGCGACCTGATGCGCAGCTGACGGTTAGCGAATGGGCCGATCAGTATCGGATGCTGAGCAGCAAGGCCAGCGCAGAGCCGGGACCATGGCGCACCAGCAGGACGCCATACCTGCGCGAGCCGATGGACTGCCTGAGCACAGGGAGCACCGTGCAGCGTGTGGTGATGATGTTCGCCGCGCAGACAGGCAAGACCGAGGCCGGCAGCAACTGGCTTGGCTATGTCATCCACCATGCGCCGGGCCCACTGCTGGCGGTGCAGCCCACGGTTGAGATGGCCAAGCGCCTGAGCAAGCAGCGCCTTGAGAGCATGATCACCGATACGCCGGTGCTTGCGGAACGGATCGCGCCAAGCCGGAGCAGGGACAGCGGTAACACGATGTTTAGCAAGGAGTTCCCGGGTGGAATGCTGCTGCTGACCGGCAGTAATTCGGCAACCGGGCTGCGATCGACGCCATGCCGGTATATCTTCCTAGATGAGGTGGACGCCTTTCCGCTGGATGTAGACGGCGAGGGCGATCCGGTCAGCTTGGCTGAGAAGCGGGCGACGACGTTCGCGCGGCGCAAGATCCTGCTGACCAGCACGCCGACCATCAAGGACTTCAGCCGTATCGAGGCGGAATACGAGCGCAGCGATCAGCGCCGCTACTTCGTGCCATGCCCAAGTTGCGGCGCGATGCAATGGCTGAAGTGGTCGCAGCTCAAATGGGAGAAAGATGATCCGGGCAGCGCGAGGTATGAATGCGAGGCGTGCAAAGAGCGATTCGGGGAGCTGCACAAGCCGGGCCTGCTACGTGGTGGCGAATGGCGCGCCACTGCACCTGGCGATGGCGGCAAGACTGCTGGCTTTCAGCTGAGTGGACTCTATTCACCGCTTGGCTGGCTGAGCTGGGGTGACATGGTTGACGAGTTCATGCGCAGCAAGGCGGATGCGCCGATGCTTAAGAGCTTCGTCAATACGCGACTGGCTGAGACGTTCGCAGAGGACTACGCCAGCAAGGTGAGCGCCAGCGGCCTGCTGGAGCGCTGCGAGCATTACAAGCCCGGCACTGTGCCAGATGGTGCGTCGGCCATCACGGTCGGCGTTGACGTGCAGGACAACCGGCTGGCGATCAGCGTCTGGGCATGGGGACGCGACGAGGAAGGCTGGCTGCTGGACCACCAGGAGATCCACGGCGACCCAAGCCGCGCAGACCTCTGGAAGCAGCTGGACCAGATGGTGCTGCGCGAATGGCCGCACGCGCAGGGGCATGGCATCCGGCCGCATGTGGTGGCGATCGACAGCGGCGGCCATTTTACCGCTGAGGTGTACCAGTACGCACGCGAGCGCGGCAGGCAGGGCGTGATTGCGATCAAAGGCGCCAGCCAGCGTGGTAAGCCGCCAATCGGCAAGGGCAGCAAGGTGGATCTCAACGCCAAAGGCCAGACCATGAAGCGCGGCGCGGTGGTGCATCCGGTCGGCAGCGACACGATCAAGACCACGCTGTTTGGTCGGATCAGGCATAGCGAGCCCGGGCCCGGCTACCTGCACTTCCACATGGATGCAACGGTTGACTACTTCGAGCAGCTGACCGCCGAGAAGCAGGTGATGCGATACAACCGCTCAGGGTTCCCGGTGCGCGAATGGGTCAAGAAGCCATCAGCGCGAAACGAGGCGCTGGATTGCTTGGTCTATGCCTATGCGGCGCTGTGCCACCTGTATACGAAGTACGACCGGCGGACGATATGGGACCAGCTCGACAAGCCGGCAGAAGCACGCGTGAAGCCGTCGCTAAGATCAGCTAAGGCTGGTTCAGCCTTCCTTAGCAACTGGTAGCAGTGAACATCCCTGCGACAATTCGAGCCGGTGACACGGTGAAGTGGCGGGATGATGCCAGCGTTGATGCGTTCGGCAATGCCGTCACAAGCGGCACTTGGACGCTGACCTATTACCTGCGCACCAATACCGCAAGCGAAGGCGCAACGATCACCGGCACCGCATACGGCCAAGGCTGGGAGCTGACCATTGCCGCCGCCACGAGTGCTGGCTTCGACGCAGGGCAGTGGTACTGGCAGGCGATTGCAACTGCCGGCAGCGAGAAGCTGACACTCGGCGCTGGCCAGCTTGAGGTGCTGGCGGCGTTGAACTATGCCGGCACGCCTGGTGCATTTGATGGCCGCAGCCAGGCACAGCAGGATCTTGATGCGGTGCAAGCTGCGATCCGCGCGATGGTGTCTGGCGGCGCTGTTGCTGAGTACACCATCGGCAGCAGGCGGCTGAAGAAGCTGCCGCTAACGGAGCTGCTGCAGCTGGAGGCCAAGCTGAAATCTGATGTGAAGCGTGAGCAGGCTGCCGATCTGGCGGCCAATGGCCTGGGCAATCCCCACAACCTATTCGTGAGGTTCAGCTGATGGCCAAGAAGCGCAGGCAACAGGCGACGCCATCAGCACCGCGGCGGCGGATGTACCAAGGCGCGCAGTTCAGCAGGCTGACTGCGGACTGGGTGACAGGTAACACCAGCGCCGACAGCGAGATCTACGGCAGTGCGCAGAAGTTGCGCGATCGTGCGCGGCAGCTGTGCCGGGATAATGACTATGCGCGGCAGGCATTGCGCGCGATTGAAGGCAACGTGATCGGGCAAGGCATCCCGTTTCAGTCGCAGGTGCGGATGCAGCGCGGCGGCAGGCTTGACACTCAGGTGAACGATGCCATCGAGGCGGCATGGCGTCAGTGGACAACTGCGCGGCATTGCCACACCGGCGGCAAGCTGAGCTTCGCCGACATTGAAAGGTTGGTGATCCGCGCCTGCGCCGAGAGCGGCGAGGTGTTTGTCCGACTTGTGCGGCAGATCTTTGGTGGCGGCACTGTGCCACTGGCGATGGAGGTGATTGAGGCAGATCAGCTGGATGATGGCCTGAATGGCCGCAGCCAGCAGGGAAACGAGATCCGCATGGGCGTGGAGGTGGACGGCTGGGGCAGGCCGATCGCGTATCACTTCCTGGCATATCACCCCGGCGACTATCAGTTCAGCAACCAGCAGATCAGCACGCAGCGGCACAAGCGCATCCCGGCCGAAGAGATCATTCACCTTTACCGCGCCGAGCGCCCCGGCCAGACGAGAGGCGTCACATGGTTCGCCAGCGCAATCCAACGACTGCATCACCTGGCGGGCTACGAGCAGGCCGAGGTGGTACGAGCACGGGCAAGCAGCGCGCTGATGGGCTTCATCACCAGCCCCGAGGGCGAGCTGATTGGTGATGACGTGATGGACGGCGAGCGCGTCTCAAACTTCGAGCCTGGGGTCTTCAAATACCTGAATCCCGGCGAGTCGGTCACAGTGCCGAGCCTGGACAGCCCCGATGGTCAGTTCGAGCCATTCCTGCGGGCAATGCTGCGCGCCATGGCTGCAGGCATCGGCTGCAGTTACGAGACAATTTCCCGCGATTTTAGTACCTCCAACTATTCCAGCAGCAGGCTCAGCCTGATTGAAGACCGCGACCACTGGCGGATTCTGCAATCGTGGATGATCGAGAACTTCCACCGCCGCGTGTTCCACGAGTGGATTGAGCTGGCAGTGCTGAGCAATGCGCTATCGCTGCCCGGCTACGAGCTGGCACCCGAGCGCTTCAAGGCAGCGCGCTGGATGCCACGTGGCTGGGCATGGGTTGATCCCGCCAAGGAAGTGGCCGCGTACAAGGAAGCGGTGCGGTGCGGCTTCAAGACTCTGGGCGAGGTGGTTGCCGAGCAGGGCGGGGATCTTGATGAGCTGCTGCTGGCGCGGCAGGCCGAGCTGGCGATGCTCGATCAAATGGGCATCGTCGTTGACAGCGATCCGACGCAGGTGACCAGCGCCGGCCAGCAGCAGATGCAGCCATACCCAGAGACGCAGCCACCTACCGAGGAGCCCGCCTAATGGCCAACGTCAACGGCACCGAGATCAACCTGATGCCAACCGCTGGAATGCGCGAGGAGGCTGAGCGCTACCGCGCATGGAAGGCCGATGGTGAGCAGGGCGG